CCCCCTTAGGGGTGAACTGTTCCGAAGAACTAGTAGTAACTTTTGTGTTACTACTACCATTAATAAATACTTAAGTATTTATCTTCGGTCTTGTATAAAGTCCTTCTTTCGAAGGGTTGCTTTATTCCAACTTTCGGAATGAAAGTGGTAGTAAATCATAATTCATGATTCTCTACCTCCATCTTAATTAATATATTAAGTAATGGAAGGCTTCGAGCCAAATTATAATTCCTATAGACTAATCTATAGGTTCGATAGTTATTTCTATCCAAAATCAATTTACTTTAATCCATATATGAAAAATCTACATATAAAAGTTTTAAAAAGACTTTTAATGTTAGTATTTCCACATATTGAATTAAAATTCTTTAGACCTTTTGTCTCTAATTTATTTAAATGAATTAAAGACTGAGGTTTAATCCATACTATTAAGTATTATAAGCAAATGCGTTTACATTGTACAAGGTACATATGTGGACAGCCCTTACTTACTAATACTATGAGTATAGGATTAACTAAAGATGGATGACCAAAAAAGCTTTTATTTCTTAAACCATTTGTTGATAATAGTTCTACTTCAAATTTAAAATTTGTTTTAACAATATTAAATTTTAGTAGATCCTTCATTCTTAATAAGAATGAATGATCTAAAGTAGAACCTAACTTCAGTAGTATTACAGATCCTCCAAAAGGAGAATATATAATACCTGGAGGTTTTATCAATAGATTTGTTAAGAAGCATTCATTGAAACGAAAACCACCTGTCTTCTCTAAAAAATTATTATACTTATCAATGAAAGCGGGTCCTGATGGACCAGCTACATTGACATCTTATCATAACCTATTACAATATAGTTATGAAGAGATGCAAAGTATTTTTAATATTACAGACGAAGCCGGAGCGGATTTCTTTTCTAAATCCTACAAGTATGCATGGGATAATAACTTATATGCCCAAAAGTCAAAAACTAATGGGGTTTTAAGTTATGTTAAAGATCCTGAAGCAAAATTGAGGATAATAGCAATTTCTGACTATTATACTCAGTTATTTTTAAAACCCATCCACAACATAATTTTGTTTATGTTAAGGACAAGTTTTAATACTTGCGACAGAACCTTTACTCAAGATCCGATGCATAGATGGGAGGAAAATGAACATTGCTTTTGATCATTAGATTTGTCTAGTGCAACTGATCGATTTCCTATAGACTTACAACGTAGACTATTGGTTAGAATTTTTAATGAAAAATTCGCCCATAGTTGAAGTTATTTATTGTCAAATAGGAAATTTACTACACCATTGGGTGACATTGTTAAGTATTCAACAGGTCAACCAATGGGTACTTATTCTTCTTGGGCTGTTTTTACTTTAACACACCATCTAGTTGTGCACTATTGTGCATATCTTGAGGGTTATGAAGATTTTGACCAATATATAATATTAGGTGACGATATCGTTATAAAAAATGATAAAGTTGCTAATAGATATATTAAAGTTATTACTTCATTAGGTGTTGAAGTATCCCTTAATAAAACTCATGTATCAAAAGATACTTATGAATTTGCTAAGAGATGAATAAAACCATTAACAAAACAGGAGATAACAGGTGTTCCTTTAAAAGGAATAATCAATAATTTTAAAAATCCACAAGTGGTTTTTATTATTTTATATGATTATTTCAAAATTAAAAGTAACCTATATTTAAGTAAGTACTCATTAGTAGAGTTGTTATTTAGACTTTATCATAAGTTTAGTATTATTCAAGGTAAAAATTCCAAAAAGAAGATAAAATTTTCTTCAAAAAAGGTTTTTATTAACTTGAATAGAAATAAACTTATGATGATCAAAGCTTTGGGCCTGTCATTGGATATCGACTTTGGTTACTATAGTTATGATAAATTAAGAAATTTATTCACACTTTTAGTAAAAAATGATGATTATCCTATACCAGGTGAGGGAGTAGCTCTTTTAGAATATAAAAGAATTCTCTCACAAGGAATGGCAGGAATAATAGGTAAAATCAATAATAATATTATTAACAATCCAGATTTACTTTTAAGTAAGTTTGAAATTGAAGATAAAAATTTATTATCTGATAATCCCATTTTCCTTTCTATCTATAATACCATTAAACAATCTTGATTAATTGTTCAAACCTGGGATTTAAGCGATGACATTATTTTACATAATGCATCAAAAGAAATCCAAGATCTCGATATTGAGAATATATTCAATAAAGACCGAAACAAAATCCGGTCTCTCATGACTATAGGTTCAATAATTCGAGGTGGTTTTAGGATTCTTAATAATACTCATGAAATATACTACGGTAGTTCAACTACTGAGAGTACATTCACAGCACCTAATGATTTAATTAAGTTATTACAACTTAATTTTAACAATGATGTGCTAGAGAGTATTATGAAAAATGAATGAAAGGAACCTGTAAAGCAGGATATAAGTTCTTATATCTCTGCTTGGGAGAATTTAAAGCTTTAGGAAGTCCTTAACCAATATGTTGTTTT